GTACATAATCATCCGCTTGCCGAACGCCTGGGGGCAGTTGGTGATATGCTCCCCGGACAGCGCTCGGAACATCCCGTCGACCTTCTCAGCCAGAAACTGGCTGCGCATGTTCAGCAGCTCCATAATCGTCGGGCGCACGGTTTCATCATCAAAATCTGGCGCCTTCATCTCGCGGATCTGTTCGTGCCAGTCATCACGGCGCTTCTGGGGCATGTAGTCCAGCACATCGGTCATGCTCAGCGCCTTCTGCCAGTAGCGGCTGTTCAATGCTGCAACCGCCCCATCCAGAGCAAACAGCCTGCCCGCGTCTGGCGTGCCCCCTCGGCTTCGATCGGTATTGCCGTCGATAAAAAACGGCATCACCTGGGCCACCTCTGGGCCATTAACGAACTCGGCAGCCTGCTCAACCAGGGACCGTTCCCGCTTGTACTGAGCCAGCAGGTTGTCGAAAAGGTCCGTGGACGCCGGCGCGAAGAACTCGGCACCCTCGACGATTTGGCCTGCGTCTTGGCTCGCGTTTGGATCAACTTGGCTCAGCATCACACCACCCCCAGCGCAGCCAACTGCAGAACGATTGCCAGACCGCAGATTGCGGACCAGCCCCATGCCTGAACCTCAAGTGCTAGGAACAGGGCGAACACCGAGGCCACAAGGACAAGAATTGCCATGGTCATGCCGCCTCCTTACGCTGCAAATCAGCGTATTCACCGCGTGATTCCAGAATTAAGCCGTCGCCGGCGGCCTTGACCTGCAGCCAGGTCAGGAAGTGATACATTTCGCCCCGCTTCCAGTCCTTGCTGCTGGTGAAGTCCCGCTTTTTCTGCTCAGGGTCGGCCGGATTGAGAACCTCATGCACCATCCACGGCTGGCCGGTTTCCGCGTAATACATTCGCTTCGCGTGGCGCTTCATGCCTTCCAGTTCGCCCCTGGTGACCCGCTTCTTGTCCTTGTCCAGCAGGTGCGCGGCGTACTCGGTCAGCCAGACGTGAAGCAGATTATTCTGGTCAATGCTGCGTTTCTCGCCGATCCGATATGTGAAGGTCAGGTATTTGTGCTCGCGGAAAAGCTGAATTACCACCTGGGCAAAAGCGGTGCAGGCTGTCAGCGAATTGACGGTGAACGCTTCCTGCTTCATAACGCCCCCGACAAATACCGCGCCACGGCGCTCTGCTCATGCTGCGCCACCAGATCCGCCACGTTATTCGGCGCCTGACCAGCCAGGCACCATCGGGAAAAGCGGCCCTCGCCTATCATTTCCACCAAGCCCTTGTCGCGCATGTTGACCAGGACGTACTGAGCCTTTTTCGGCGGCAGGCCCAGGCATTTGGCTATCTCGCCCCGGCTCATTGGCCCGTCTTCCAGCAGGGTGAGGATTCGGTCTGTGTGGGTCATGCGGCCTCCAGCGCTTTCAGTGCTGCCTTGTCGCACCGCTCTTGCCAGTCCTTCAGGCCTTCCCAGTCCCACTGGTGGCCACCAGTGCAGATGGAATGAATCGGGCAACCCGGGCAGCCCTTGCCTTGCTCGTATCGGCTATCGCAAAGCTGGTAGCGCGGCGCCTTGGGATCTCGCGGAATGAAGTTGGCCTGGTCGGCTGGAAACATCGGAATCTGACTCACGCCGCCCTCCCAGCTTTCCGCGCCATAGCCGCCTTTGCTCCAGCACGCTGTCCGTCCGTCAATTCGTAGCCGTTAACTGCGCTGCGAACGCCCTGGAGAATTCCCGGACGGCACCCCACGCAACAAGCAGCCACCAGTTCGTTGATGCGCGCGCTTGTCTTGCTGTTTTCCCATTCGGCCATGGGATAGCGCACCTTGAGCCGTTTCGTTATCTCTGCGCAGCTCAGGGGCTTGTGAGCGGCAAGCAGGACGGTCATAACCTGGCGCCGTCGCTCTGACTGAACGGCCAAGGGCATGCTGTGATAAGCGTCGATACTGGTTTCGGATACATTGGTTTTCATGACTTGCCCCTCCAGCTTTCCCAGTTGAACTGCACCACCCGGGCGCATTCCCGGATGCGGTCATAGGAGCGCTCGCCCAGCACTTTCTTGATGCCGGCCGCGTCCAGGTTGGAAATAAGAATCACCGGCCGCATCTGCTCGTTTCGCCCGTTGATGACGTTGAACAGAATCTGCTGCTCGTTTTCGGTGGCGGCCTGAACGCCGATTTCGTCAATCAGCAACAGGTCGTGCCCGGCCAGCTCGCGCATGACCTTGCGTTCGGCCTTCTTGGAATCGGGGCGCCAGGTTTCGCGCACCATGGAAATCAGCTCGGCAGTGCGGACGTAGAGCGCGGTGTGGCCAGCCTCCAGAAACCGGCGAGCAACGCCGCAGGCCAGATGGGTCTTGCCGGTACCCACTGAGCCGATCAAGACAAGGTTCTGCCCATCCGCCAGGGTCTGCTTGATGTTCCCGGCGTAGGTCTGGCAGACCTCAAGCGCCTGTTTCTGGCCCGGGCCTTCGACCTGATAAGTCTCCAGGCTATGGCGCTGGTAGCGCGGCGGAATGGCGGCCCGGCCAAGGTCGGTGGCCATGCGCCGGTCCTCGATGCATCGCGGGCAATCCGGGCTCAGTACCGGCCCATCCATGGTTTCGCGCCACATCCATTTGCCGTGATGCTCGCAATTCAGGTGCACGGGCAGGTCACGGATGTTCTCGGCGTCTGGAAGGTCGCCAAAGCGCCCAGCGAGAATGTTTTCAGCTGAGTCGGCCATCTGCGGTCACCCCCTTGCTGTAGTCGGTTTCGGTGAAGGATTGCGGCTGGGCTGGCCTCTTGCCGCCGCCGAACTTGTGCGCATTCCGAATCCAGGTATTCAGCGCGGCATTCCAGTCCTTCATGGTCGAGCCTTTGGCCCGGTGGTGGTCACAGAACTGGGGAAATTCGGTAACCAGCGATACGCCAAGCTCTTGCGCCAACGCCTTGTTGGTTTCGTTGGGCTCGAAGTCTTCAGGGAGTTGGGCTGCACGTTTCGCTTTCCCCCCTTGGGGGGATACAGGGGGGTTCTTTTTATCTTTCTCTTTCTCTAATTCTTTCTCTAATTCTAGTTCCGCATTCTTTCCGCTTTCTGTCTTCTGTTTGTCCGCATCGCTTGCGGACACTTTGCGGACTTCACCCTTACGCTTTGCCTCCATGCTGCGCCGTTTTGCGGACTTGCCGTTGTGCTCATCGAAGCGAACAATCGCGATACCGCCGTCAACTTCGGCGATCCAGCCGACTGCTGGGTCCAGCAAGGCCTTACCGAATCCGGGCACGCCACTCTTGCGGTCAATACCCTTCAGGCTCAGTCCAGGCATCAAACCGTCTTCGGTGTGGGAATCGGCACTGCTCCACAGCCAGTACAGAGCGCCAATAACCATGGCCTCTGACTGGTCTGTCAGATCACACAAACGGCTCACCCTGGGGTCGTCCCATAGATTGCTGCGCATCTTAATCCAGTCGCCGGCCATGACTACGCAGCCTCCCGCTGGATTTTCGTTTCTTGCTTTGGCATAGTTACCTCGCGTTCAACGCAAAAAGCCCGGTATCGCCTGCAAGCGCCGGGCTTTTTCTTTATCGGTTCGCCACCAATTTCTGGTCATCTTCTGCGTGCTTGCGCAGGCTCATTTCCACCCGCTCAAGTGCATTCCGGTATTCCGTGATCTTCTCGGCATGGGCCAGCAGTTCGGCTTTGCTGAAGCTCTCCACGCCCTTGCTGCCGATCCGGAAGAAGGCGCTATCCAGCTGGGCATCCAGCGCCCGCTCTGCTTCCAGCAAGGCCAGGGTGCTACCCTCTACAGCGTCCATCGGTGCCTTGGCGGGAGTCAGCAGCACGCGCGCCGCCAGCCCATAAGGCTCTGGTAGCGCCTCAATGACAGAAAGAGCCACATCAAACGGCAAGTTTGTGGCTGAATCCGGGGCCAGGTATCGCCCCAGCTTGCGATAGCAGGCGCGCGCATCTTTCGGCAGATCGGTCGAGCGGCGCATACCGCCTCGGTGGTGGTGAAGATGCACCTGGAGGGCCATTTCCTCGTGCGTGAACTCCGTTTGAAGTACGGCACGCTCATACAGCCAGTGCAGGACTTCGCTCGACTCTACCAAGTGTTGCGGCACGCTCCGCAGGACTTGCTCGACCTTCTCCATTACCTTCTCTCCCATGGATGACTTACTTGCTGAAACGTATTTGCTGAATCTTCGGGCCCGACTGGGGCCGTGGTCCGTGCAGCGCAAAAACCGGGAGCTGTGCCTGTTGCGACTCAGGTACAGCGTGGCCCGGCTTCAGGCGGCGGATTCTTCCCAGGGAAACCCCGGGCACAGATCACGACGGGAAACCCCGGTCTCCTGCTCAATAAGCACTGCGCGAGCTGGAGGGACCGGGCGTTCGTCGTTAAGCCACTGGTGAACAGTCGGAGCCTTTACCCTGGCGACACGGGCCAGAGCAGCCTTGCTGCCTGCTATTTCGGCGGCCTTTGCTACCGCTTCACTTGGTTGCATTGCGGGTTCCTCTATTTGCAATGGCTCAAATATAAGGCATTGCCTTATCTGATTGCAAGCCATTGCCTAACCACAGGTGAAATAGCGTTTAATTAGGCAATGCTTACAGGTGAAGAACTGGGCCGAGCCATAGAGGCCGCCCGAATCAAAAAAGGCGTTACCAAGGTGGAGTTGGCGGCCCAGTTCGGCGTTAAACCTCCGTCCGTTACCGGCTGGGTGAAAACCGGTCGAATCGGGAAAGATACGCTTTACAAACTGATGGATTACTTCTCAGAAGAGGTTGGCCCAGAGCATTGGGGGCTGCGCCAGGCAGAGGTGGTCAACTTTCCTTCAACCAAGAGCCTCCCGGCCACAGAGGGCATGGTTGTCATAAAGCGGTACACGCAAAAAGGCGGTATGGGTAACGGCCAGGCGGCAGAGCCGTTCCCTGATGTGGTCGACACAATGCGCGTAAGCCAGGAGTGGCTGAGCCGGAATGTCATCTACTCCAGCCTGGACAACCTTGCGCTGATAACTGGCCTGGGTGACAGCATGGAGGGCACCTTCAGTGACGGGGATGTGCTGCTCGTGGATCGGGGTGTTTCAGAGGTGAAGCTTGATGCCGTCTACGTCCTTTCTCTGCACGACGAGCTTTACATTAAACGCTTGCAACGACGCCCAGATGGCGCCCTGCTGATGATTTCTGATAACGACAAGTATCCGCCTTATGTTATCGAGAACAAGGATCGTGATGCCTTCAGGGTGGAGGGTCGCGTTCTACTTGCCTGGAATGCTCGAAAGCTTTGAGGTCAGCTACCAACAAGCATCTCGCAGTTTTTCTCCTGAAACTTGTTTCTTGCCAGCATGTCGGTGACCTGCTCATCAAGAACCTCTCCATTTTTTACTACAAGCCCCTC